GGTCGTGGTGCTGATTTATTAATAATTGATGATCCACACTCAGAACAAGATGCCTTATCACCAAAGGCTTTAGAATCTGCTTATGAGTGGTACACATCTGGACCAAGACAGCGTTTACAACCAGGCGGGATTATTGTGATAGTAATGACTAGGTGGAGCACCAAAGATCTTGTCGGTAAAGTTTTAAATAAACAAGGTGATGAAAACGCAGATCAGTGGGAGGTGATTGAGTTTCCAGCAATTATGCCAGATAGTGACAAGCCTTTATGGCCTGAGTTTTGGAAAAAAGATGAATTGCTTGGTGTAAAAGCATCTTTGCCTATTTCAAAGTGGAATAGCCAGTGGATGCAAAACCCTACCGCAGAAGAGGGATCTATTGTTAAACGAGAGTGGTGGAACAGGTGGGAAGATGAAGATGTACCAGCCTATAGTTATGTTATACAAAGCTACGATACTGCTTTTTCAAAAAAAGAAACAGCTGACTATTCTGCAATTACCACTTGGGCGATATTTAACAGAGGTGATGAAAACACAGATGAAATAATACTTTTAGATGCAAAAAGAGTCAGATTTGATTTTCCAGAACTTAAAAAG